GCCTCTGTTGCGTCTCTTCGTGCTCGTTCTTCTGCGGCAATCTGTCGATCAATAGCCGCTGTTCCAGCTTGTGCAGTTCGTCGAGCACCATAAGCACCTAATAAAGAGCTACCAATTGAGAGTGCTGTTCCTATTCCTATTGCCATAATCTGTTCCTGTTAAGCTGTACGTTTCCACATATAAACAACAATGTAGGGCTGTAAGTTATTGTGTGCCTGTCCGCCACCTGTTGATCCTGAAGTGCCAGTAACATCGTTACCGACTGTAGTACCAGAGTCAAAGGAGTTGTTCTGTGATCCTGAGTTAGGCACTGAGTGAGTGTGTGCAGGGATTTCATCAACAGTCAATGTATGCGTTTTAGCACCGCCAGTCTCTTCTGCAGTATCAAAGTCTGTATCACCAGAGTCAATACCTACAGGTACACGCCCTGCACCAAAAGCTGTCCAAGTACCAAAGCCAAGTAGTGTTCCGGGATTGGTGCTATCTGACGCATTAATATACACAGATCCAACAGGCCAAACAGAAGCTAAGTCTACATTTGATACGGCGGTATCCACATAAGCTGTGGTAGCTAATTTAGTTGAATTATTTGATGCCGTTTGAGTCACCCCTGTTGTACCAGTAGGTAGCGAAGGAGTACCTGTAAATTCAGGCGAGTTTGTATTAGCCTTTGTTCCTATCGATGAGGCAATGGCATTGAACTCATTATCAATCTCCGTGCCTTTAACTTTTTTTCGGGTATCCCCAACAGGGTAACCGTCTTTTGCCGCAAAGTTTGTTGCTTTTACATAATCAGACATTTAAACCACCAATTTCCCTGTCTTTGCAAAGATATCAATTTTTTGTATTGACAAAGCACCACCATTCACATCAGCCTCAATACCGATCTGTAATACAGTGCCTCGTCCACCTAAACTTAATGAAATATTATCCAAAATAATTCCTGATGAGTATTCTGCTTCATTGTCAATATCATCATCTGAAAAATATTCATCGACATTATACTCTGATGTAATTCCTTCAGATAATTGAAATGCAGAGCTATCATAATCAATATTGTAATCGAATGCCCACTTTAATGAGGCTTCCTGTTCTGTTGCTCCAATCAAAGCAATGCGGATCTTTTTTAGAATTTTTTCAACTGTAGAACTATCAAAATCAAAATAGTTTGTATAATATGACATACGATATTTTGTACCATTGTCTGTATACCCGTCATATTTAGCAACGTAGGCAGTTTGCCCTAATAATAATGTGTTATCTTTAGTGACTTTAAGCGCAGTGGGTTGAATATCAGTCCAAATCGTCGTTCTCCGACTACCGTCTTGTAAAGGTGCTCGCATGTCAAAACAATACACAAACCCTGTTGACGGGAAAGTAATCAAATAAAAAGCATCTTGTGGAGAATATACGCCTTTAATCCGAAACTCTGTTTCGCTTTGTGTATACTGAACAATGTCATCCCGGACGTTGCGACTGATATCAGTAATTGGTGCGGATTGTTCTTGAATCACACGCCCAAGACTTCGTACACCATCAGCACTTAAAAACACCACATCAGTTCCAACAGCGGCGACAGAATCACGAGCAATACAGCCAATCCCTGTAATGTGGTCAGTCATTTGGAATCCAATACCGGTAGGGTCTTCCGCACCGGCAAAGAATGCAATGTTACGACGACCAAAAATGACTAATCGATTGTTGTAAGCAGTGATTGCTGTCACTGTATCATCTTCACCAAACAGTTCACGGATGTTTAAGTAACCTGTGCCAGTCCCTGCAAACGCTTTAGGCTCTAAAATCTTACTCCAGTAAACTGTGTAGTCATCTCCGACCCAAAGACGGTTAAAACAAGCAGAACCACACGAAGGTGTTGTCGAACCCGGTGCGCTAGTAAATTCAACATATTCGTCTGCTGATCCATCATAGTAGACCATTTGATGTCCTTGCTGGACAAAGACTGATACATTGTTATAACTCAGGATCTGCCAATCATCATCGGTGATCGCAATAGCGGCTTTGGTTGCAGTACCACCAGATGTGTAAGCAGTAAATGCCGAGGAATCGGTACTGTCTAAAGTAAAGGTATCCGCATCAACCACCGTAATTGTGTAGGTGTTAGTGTTCAGCTCAGTCATTCCAACAACACCAGTAATCGTGACTGAATCACCGGTCTCAAAATTATGCCCGGTAGCGGTGATTGAACATGGGTTTGCTTGTGTTGCCCCTGTGATTGTCGCTGACTGTGCAGTTAATTCAACAGGATCTAAACCACTGTCAAGCTTCCACAGCTTGCTGTCAGCGGCAAATAAAGTTGTTAGGCTACCATCAGTCTCTGTGTGCTCACCAATCGCTCTGACAGCTCCTGTGACGCTTACAGACTCATTAGAATATTCAGTCCATCCTTTACGACTACCGATACGACCGAACTTATCGATAACACAGTTTGATGCATCCAATGCAAAGCCACTTGAAATGGTAATACCAGATTCTTGAGTGTTTAGCCCAAAGAAGCCCGGTGCGGCTAGTGTGACACTACGTAATTCACCAGCCACTAAATCTCACTCCAAACAAGTTCATCTGCAAAGTGTCCGGCGTCGATAGCAATATGGTCTGATAACGATTGTGCAAACAGTGCAGATGCTTCTTGTGACATGATGCCACCATCTTCACCACGTTCTGCAATTGCTCTTGCCACTGCACCAAGTATGACAGGCTCAGAAGGAACGGAAAGTTCATCGTTGTTAGTAGATAAGGCGGCTTGTGGGTTTACCACGTTAAAGCGAAGTGTGTACACACCATCTGGTATTGGATACACATTCACTAACGTATCTCCGTCAGCAGAGATTCCGTTGAACCCGTAGTATAAAGGCTTTCCAGTTTGAGGACTAGCGGCGTTTAAGAATGCATCATCCAACCATGTAGACGTGCGTCTTTCCATAAAGAAATTGGAGGTATCATTAACAACATTTAAAACCCTGAACCGGGAACCTGTTGTTTCCAACTCGTAAATATATGAATCAGCGGCTGTGGTAACCGTCAATGTTTCTCTGAGTGCGTTCCAGTTCCATGCATCCTCAACCTGACGCTTGGCATCATTAACGAATTGTCCAATCAGTTTGCTGTATGCGTTTTCGGTAACGCCACTCACTTCACGCTCTCGTAAGCGGATCATGACAGAGTTAACAAGTTCTAAATAGTTCATTACCACTTCACCTTATCAGCCCAATAAGCCGCTGACATCTTACCTTTAGCAATATTCTTTCCATGTCTGGCTTTAAATGAGGCACGTTTTGTCTTCATGCGTTGTGATTCCCCGGCTTTTGGTTTTCCTGCAGTCTTTGCACCCTGCTCTCCAAAGCGAATCGTCTTCACTTGGTCGCCTTCTTTTGCGACTACTACATGGCTTTTCTTTGGATGATTTGGTGTACGTTTTGGTTTATTGTATCCTGCTACACCAGCTCGTTGAAGCCTTGGGTCTTTAGCCATCAGTTATTCCTTACTGCTGTTGCATTCTGTTCAATAACAGAAACAAGAATTGTTGCAGATGCTGAGGCGCTTGCTTGGATTTTATCACCGGCTTCCATCATGATAAATTCATTATACGGGCCGCCGATCTGAAATACATCTTTTGCTGACAGCGTTTTACCATCTAATATAGCTAACGCTGTGGCAGTAGATGCCTTGTAATACGTGAGGTTAAAGGTTTCGTTTGATCCTGACGTATTGGTGATATATACCAGTACCCATTCAGCACGTTTATTGGCTGGAACTTCATAAATATTGGTGAGCGATGTGGTTAACACCGCACCTACTGATCGTTTTGTAGCCATTGAATTATACCATAAAAAATGTTAAATGTCAAATTACTTACGTCTCTTGCCTGATGCAGTGACTTTATGCTTAATAGGCTTTGAAGAAGTCTTACGTTGAATGCTGGATTTCTTCTCAGCGGATGTCATCTTCTGCGCTACTTTTTTAGGTCTACACGCTGGATAAGGTCTTTTACTGCCGCCCTTGGCTGACTTCCGCCCACAAGCTTTACCAGTCTTGAGATCAACCCATTCTTCTTTGAACCATTTGGTTAGCCCGCCTTTAGGCTTACTTGTACGTGCCACCACGTTTCTTGTACTCCTTGGTTAACCAGCCTGATGCATACGCAGAAGGCCAGACTTTATACTTCTTCTTGGCCTCTGCTTTAACTCTGGCATACAAAGCTTTATTTTTTGGTTCTGCCACGCTTTTTCACCTTCTTCAAATCAGCACCAGTGATCTTCTTCCGAGGGGGAGCGACTGCCGCTAGTTTCTTTTGTTTAGGGCTATACTTGCTGTAAGGCATCAGATTGTCTCCAATCGACGACCTGACTTACGACAGCGACCTTGCGCTGTACAGGTGTCTGGTGTTGTACAAGTTGCACACAGGATTGGCGTAGGGGCATCCACAATCGGAGTCTTACGCCGGGTGTTGTTCTTCGGTGCTGTTTTCTTTTTACCATACATCATTTCTTTAACATCTCCATAACGCCTTTACCGGCTTTGACACCGAATGAGGCCAGTACAATCACCATGAGAATCTCATGATACCAAATCGGCAAAGTTGCCAATGCGTCGAATCCCCGCTGTATATGTGGAACCATGTCTGGAATAAAAACAAGTATCAACGGGATGCTGAACACTATCGTTAACCACTCGTCTTTCCACGAGTTCTTGGATGCCTCTGCCATGATGCGTTCCCAATCCGCTGTGGACTGTGCCGCTGTTTTCAGTGCGGTGGCTTTGGCCTCTGCGGTGGCCTTGGTTGATTCCGCCTTGGCACTGACCCATGTACCTGCCAAGTTCGTGATAGCTGTGACTAACCCAATCATGAGGCATTTCCTGTTACGTCCGTCTGTATACAAATTGCATCGTAGTTCATCTTAGGCTGAGGTGCTGTTGCCATGAAATACTCACGGGCTTCAAAGCACTCGTCCATTGTGGCAAATGGGCCTTGAGGATAAACGGCATAGCCATCAGACTGAATTAGGATTGCAAATAATAACCACATAGGTGACCTACTGTTTACTTAGCCAGTAGAAGATGTATATCACCAAGCCAACGGCTGAGAGAACGCTAACGCCCAAACAGATGCTAATACAAAGATCAACAATTTGTTTTTTACGTTTAGCTTTTTTGGCTTTCTTAGCTTTCTCTGCGGCTTCACGGCTTTCCTTCATCTTCCTTTGGTAGTCTAACCAATCTGTCCATAACCCGGCTCGCCCTTGCCAGATCATCATCTGTTTCAGAGTATCCTCATATTCTTTGAGTTGCTCTGTAGCCATGAACGCTTCAAGGTCAGACTTATATCCGTGTTCATGTGCTTTCTTTTGTATCTCAGCCTTCAGGCCAAAGTAGTCTGCTAGTGCCTGTCCTGCCTCGTACAGTTCTTTACCATTGGCGATGGTTTCCTTAATAACACCAAAGGCGGCATTGGCGGCGGCTAGTTCAGCGATCACTGGTGTAACTCCTTTAGCCTACCGGACATGAAGAATACGTTTTGTGGGTTGCGTAATGTTCTTAAAAAATTAACCATTGGCTGTGCATCCAGTATTCGTGCACGTTGCCTGCGTATTTCTTCATTCTCCAATTGTGGCCCTTGCCACCACCAGAGTTTCTCTGTATCGTCGTACTGATCCATCCCACAACAATACACTTTATCAAAGCTCATGTAATCAGCACTCCAAATTGCTAAAGCCCCTGAGTAGTTATGATTCTGCATCTGTCGAACACAGATAAAATCTTTGTCTTCAGAATCTTCAGGCACAATCCGTGTGATAAAGGTTGTTGGTTGGTCTTGTACAGTGCTCCAAAGTTTTGTATCAATAAAGACTAAGTAGTCTAAATCCAGAATCATTGAATGTTGATTGACTCCAAAGATCACATCAACATCAGGCAGTCTTCTTATGTCCGTTGGAAGACTTGGGCCTCCTCCTAAGATTGCACAAGTTTGTCCTTGGTGTTTTTTCTTTAGACCTTCAATATATTCAATTGCCATCGGGAGGACTGCGGCCTAGCATCTTTTGCACTGTTTTAGTTTCATAAATACGAATGACTGTCCAAACAATCGTAAACAGTGCCGCCATTGGAGGCAACAGATCACCAAGAGTACCTACTACTGTAACTACACTTAAACCATCTACGAGAGTTTTCGTGCTTTCTGTTGCCATCTCTTTCACATCCTATCCTTACGCAAACACTCGCTGTGGTGTGACTGGAGTAACTCCAAAGGACTCGTCCAATGCTTCAAACATATCACGATACTCTTCAGAAATTAATCTGACATTGACATGATAGCCTGCAACAGCAGTCATCTCAGGATAGTCATTACCTTCTGAGTCGGTCAGGGTATTGCCTGTTGCCTGATACATCGTACCGATTGTGTCGATGGCATAGTCATGCCCGAACTTAATCAGCACAGTGTTGTCGTCCTCGTCCTGTGTCGTAATGTCAGCAAGCTCTGACATCATCTCCGACTCACTGGCAAACTTCAGGAAGAAGTCACGCTTCGGTGCCGGGATTAGTTCTTCATTGATTTCATCTGTCACGATGTGATCTCCTGTAGTTCAGTGTCTGATAGTCTGCGTGGGAAGTATTGCAGTTTCTTGATGTGGCCGTTGAGCATATTGGATGGTGATCTTGATGTTCCTAGTTCAATCTGAGTCAGTGACGATGCGACAGTCCCCGATGTATCTGCTGTGCCTAACGTACCTTGTGACGCATTATTAAAATTATTTTCTTGATAGGCTAGGGCCGATTTGGAAAAACTTCCAATTATGTGATTGGAAACATTTATACTGGCTTGAGCTGTACCCCCATCCATAATGAAAGCCTGTACATTTGAACCAGTTAATCTTTGAGAAATCCTGTTGTTAACCGAGTTATCGTTAATTGTAAACAAAGCCGAAATCAATGAAGACGATGTTCTGCCTTCAGCAAACACAGTCCCTTCATCTTCGTTAAACCCAAACGCACTCGTGGCAATGCTCGCCACATCCACAGAGCGTGTGACGGTGGAGCCGGAGGTGGGGATGTAACTGGTTGGGAAAGAACCTTCTTCGACTTGCAGTCCCCAGAGGTAAAGACCGCCTTCTGTGTCACCGACATAAAAAGTACCAGAGCCATCAGCGTCATCAGCGAGTATGTGAAGTAGCGGAGAGTTAGCGCTTGCTGTTGCTACTGTAGAAGAACAACGATACCAACCATTTCCATAGTCTTCGATCTGCGTGTTACTCCAGCTTGATCCTGCATTCACTACAGTGCCATTGACCAAATCAAACACTGGATACGTATTCTGACTACCTGCTCCAAAGCCTCTGAATCCAAGTCTTCTGACGTGATCTGTTTTTACTTTTGCAAAAACGCTAAGGGTGTAGGTGGTTGATGTGGTAGGCAGAAAGTTGTCAACCTCTAAACGTCTTTCTTGGCTAGTCAGTGCGTCACTTTCTAATGAGAAGTACGCCTGAGTAACTCCATCAGGAGCCAGTGTGCCATCTTGTATGCCCGGATCAGTTGCACTTAAATTTTTTCCGGTGTACTCAGATGAGTCAGCATCCAATACTTCAGAGTCAGTAATCAGATTCGTCCTCGCCTCCTCAATCAACAGCCCCTTCCTGTCGCCTGTCACGGGATCAAAG